ATTCAGTTTGTGTCGCACCTATATGATATCACATAAATATATATTTTGCAATAATATAGAATATTTTGACAATAAAAAAAGACTAAGCCTGTATGACTTAATCCTAAAAAATGAATTTGTTAAGTTGTGTTCAATAAAGACTTTTGTGTTCAAAAAAATTTTTTGGAAAATTCCTGAAATTCACCTGATTTTTAACCACTCCAAAAATCGTGGTGGTATTTAAGGTGGTAATTCATGTGGTATTTCATGTGGTAATTGCCGTTTTTTTAACTTAACTCAAACATATCTCAAATTATCGTAAAATTACCAAAAACCGCATAGGAATGGGAAGAAAAGTAACTTTGAGTAAAGTTGAGAAAAAATAAAAGGCGGTTAAAAAACCACCTTTTTTGGTCGAGGTGACAGGACTTGAACCTGCGGCATACCGTCGGGGCAGTATTTACTGCGTGGAGCAATGCCGACAATTTTGCCTTTGGTGGTTGTGACTACATAATCAAATGGGGAGTGGGGTGCAAGGCTTTTCAGATAGTCTGACAGAACGGTCGGAATATCAACCTTGCGGACACCTGCTTCTGTTTTCGCTCCTGCTTTTATGTAAGAATTGTTTCCGTCAAGAACCAAAGTCTGATGAACATTTATTTTGTTGTGTTTCAAGTCAATATCCGCCCATTGCAAGCCGAGGCATTCACCTCTTCGCAGTCCTGCAAGCAACATAATCATTGCCGGCAATCTTCCTCTGTGCGGAGTGTTGATTATTAGCTTTTGCTCTTCAGGCGACAAGGCTCTGCGTTCTTTCTTCTTTGCCGCATTCTTTGATATTTTGACATATTTCAGTGGGTTGAAGTCGATAGCTCGGTTTTCAATAGCATACTCAAACACTCGGCTTGCGGTTGCGATGAACTCCTTCAGCGATTTTTTCGCTGTGGGTTTGCCTGTTGTTGGGTTCTTAGCGGCTAAGTCGAACACGATTTCCTGAAAGTCGGCAATTGTCAGCTTGTTGATTTTGTAAGGTTCAAGCTCTGCAAAATGTTTGAGATACCGTTCAAGCGTTTTGTATTGCTGTGGTGTTTGCAGCGACCTCTGAACCGTTAGCCAGCGTTTTTTCCAACATCCGTATGTATCATCAGATGAGATATCTATGCCTTTGCCGAGTTTTTGTTTTAATTCGGCGGCAAGCATTTCAACCTCTTTTCGTGATGTGCCACATACGGATTTGTATTTTCGTTTACCGTTTTCATCTCGTCCGATATAGATGTTCTTCTGATAGCGCCCGTCTTTGCGTTTTTTCATTTTATACACTCCTTTTATTTGAAAAAAGGGTGCAAAAATCCCCTGATATTCAAAACTTGAAAAATTCAGGGGAGTGTGATACAATTATTTTGCATTAAACTGCATCATCTGCACCCTGTGTAGGTGATTCCGCTCTGTTCGAGGACCAGTCGAGCAGGGCGGATTTTTATTTAGTTATATGTACTAGAAGTTGTTGTTTGCTTGTATTTATTAGTAAATCAATGAAAATTGTAAAGGCTTCTCTATATCATCGTTCCAAAAGTTTTTGTCACATCCTACAATATCGGATAAATCTTTTTGATTATAAGAAAAATAAAATAAAATATCGCCTTTTTTTGTATTTGAATTTTGGATAATGAATTCCAGGGCTTGTTTAAAAAGTTGTGGATTTTCATAAGGAATAGTATCATCTAATGGTTCTATTTTGTTCCAACGTTTTGCTGATATTCTCTTTCGCAAAGATAAATTTAGATTGTTGTCAATCAATTCTAATTCCTTACAACGATATATTAAAGCAGAAATGGATACTTTCCACTTTTCTTTCAGTAACATAAAATACTCTAGAGAGAGGGCATTAACATCCAAAATAAACGATTCTCTCGGTAGTAAAAAGCAAGAAGCAAAGGTATTTGCTTCTTTTTCTATTTTGTCCAAGAAATCTTTATTTTTTAGATCTTCATTTGTTACATAACTATGCAATAAAATATGACCGAGCTCATGAGCAAGGCTGAATCTGATTCGACAAGAAGATTTCAATGTTTTGTCATAAAATATAACTGGAACACCATAGAGTACTTCTGAACAGGCATCTGTTTTTGTTGCCGTAATGTTTCCTCCAGATACAATAATTCCGTTTCGTTCCAAAACATTAGTTAAATTTAGAATAGGTCCGTTACCTAAATTCCAATAGTTTCTTAAAGCGTTAGCAATATTTTGTATAGAATCAAGCGTAAGCTCTCCTTGATTTAGCAACAAATCTAAATTTGGTAAGTTAAGTGTCGGCATAGTAACTCTGCTGTTGAGATATGAATAAACATTATAAGTCCAGTTGCATTTAATTCTTATCATACTCCTAACAGTTTCTTCAGAAGTTTTAAAACTTCTGTAAAATACTGTGCTTTGAGAATATGATATATCATTGTCAGGTTTATAAAAAAAGCTAACAGGAAATTCCAAAACCGAAGAAAGTTTGTTTAAAACATCTACGCTTACCTTAGAAGAGCCTTGCTCATATTTTGATATAGCTTGCCTTGTTACACCAACTAATTCAGCTAATTTTGAAATATTAAGAGCACGAGCTTGTCGCGCTTCTGTTAATTTGTGCGGATTGATTTGTACACCGCTACTCACAATATCACCCTATTTCCAATTTTTTTAATCTTTCTTTCATAGCAAAGTGGAATTTTTCAATGTCTGGTTCAGTTTGCTTGACATCTAAAGGTACAATACCAGAAAGAGAATTCAATGGTATATAGTTACACCATTTATTGCATGTAGAGTCAGGAACGCCTATAGCTATAATAGGTTTGTGGCCTAATTGTAATTGAGAGGAGTGCATTAAAATGCAGTACATAACATCAGAGTTTGTTTCTTCGAAAAGCGAAAGTTGATTTGTACAAAGTCTCTCCCTGTATTTTGCCCTTCTTGGAAAATCACTATTATTCCCCGAACAATGTGTAATTAACATATCATTCTTTATTAACTCAATATGTTTGCAATTTCTCGCCTTATTATATTCATAGCGATAGTTATATTTGATAAGGCCCTCGTCACATTTCCTTTCCAACACAAGGTCTATTGCAAAATTAACTATGGTTTGATGAAATGGAATGGCGCTTGCAACATTTAGCATTTTGGTGTCTTTTATGTATGAAAGAGCTAATATATCAGCTTCTTCAATAGCTAACCCCATCTGTATAAAATCATTTTTACCTACTTTAGAAATTACCTTTTTGTCTGTGACTGCATTTGGCATAGAAAACCTCCAGTTGATAATTTTATTATGTTAACATTATAGGATATAACACAAGATTTGTCAACTGAAATATGCTTATTGTTAAAATTTTGTAACTGAACAGTTAAAGTAGTTTTATGCCAGCTGCGAGCGGTTTTTTTATTATCAAATGCCAAGAATTTGTTTCTTTTTTAAAGTGAATTCTTCTTCAGTCAGTATTCCTGATTTATACAATTCGTTGAGTTCCTTTAAAAGTTGAATACTATCTTTTTCATTTGATGTTTGAGCGGAATTCTCATTTTTATTTTGGCTCACAAAGCGTCTTACTTCACCAATAGCATTATAAAAATCATCAGCCGCTTTTCTTGAAAATTTAATCTCAATATCATTATGTTTTCCCATAACAGAAATTGTTGCTTGCTGTAATAAAGGTTTTTCAATATTTACCTGCTTAATTTCTTCTATGGGGATTTCTTCCTGCTGAGTGTCGCCTAACATTGACATATATGAAAATAAACGCTTCGTTGTTAATACAAGAATCCCTGTTCCTGATTTTAATACACCTGACAATGCACGGACGATTTCTTCATCCGGAAACAATATGGATTCTGCTTTGTCTATAGCTTTATTGTTAAATAAATTTACTGTATTACTTGCGTCAACAGCGCTTGCAATTGATTTAAAAGTTTTGCCATTGAATTTACCCATAATTCTACTCCTTATCTAAATTGCATTAGCCTCAAGTTCGTTATAAACAACAGGCTCATAATCATAAAAATGTTCTGATTTAATATGTTTCAATTCGTGTTTTGTTGCTTTTTGCTGAACAGCATGGCTTAATAAAATATTTATGTAAACATTGAAATTACCGTCTGAATCCACAACAGTAACACCTTTTACAGTCAGTGGCAGTTCGATTCCTCTAATATAAATATTACCCAATAATCATTCATCCTTTTGCAATGCCTCAATGATACGAACAGCTTTTTCAACATCTTCTTTTGTAGCACCTTTTGCAAGGCTGAACAGCATACGCATTTCACTTCTGTTTTTAAGTTCTTCAAGGTATTCCTGAAGTTCTATATCATCAGTAAGTTTTGATGTTGCGTGTTCTTCCGTCAGATCCGATTTAAGTATTCCAAAATAATCTGCAAGCATTTGCATTTTATCTACTCGTGGATACTTCTTTGCATTTGCCCAGTCTGAAACTGTTGAGGCTGTGATTTTTAAGTCTGAAACAATATCAGCCTGAGTTTTATTATTTATGGCAAGATAATAATTGAAATTTTTAGCGAATATCTTTTTGTTCATTTCACTGTTATCTGTCATATTGAACACCTACCTTTTATTTACCTAAATCATACACTAAAAGCGTAAAAAAATCAAGATATTTTTAAAAATATTTCGTTTTTAGCTTGACATTACGCTTTTAGCGTGATATCATTAGAGCTGTAAGGAGGTGACGAAATGCTCAACACCAAAGTTAATTATCCTAAAATCACACTTGCGGCGGCAAGAGTAAATGCAGGATATTCGCAGAAAGAAGCCGCTTCAAGACTTAAAATCAATGAAAGAACTCTTCAAAACTACGAAAGTGGTGCTAATGTTCCTGACTGGGATATGGTTCATAAAATCGGTGAACTTTACGATTTCCCGATTGATTTTATTTTTTTTGGCTCTGAATTACGCTTAAAGCGTGATAAAGCTAATAACTAAGGGGGGTGAGATAAGGTGTTTATCCTTGAATGGTTAATGAAACACCCGATTTTTACATCTATTGCAGTATCCCTGATATCATCAGTGTTATCAGCGTTATTAGTATGCTTGATAGTGTTGACACGATGACGGGTATTGCTACGGAGTTTATCAAAAACTCTTTAATCTTCGTTCTTTCGTGTTCTTTATAATTAAACAATTTATAACTCGGAACAAAATGAACCGTGTCTTCTATTGAAGTTTGAAATGAATCAAAGAAACCTAATTTATTCAATCTCTGACAGCAATAGCGTATTTCAATCTTGCTGAAATTTAGGTGTTTTTGTAAATCTGTTGTTTGAATAGTTCTTTCGTCAGGATAATATTTTAAACAGCATTTTACAATCTTTCTGCATTTCTTATCAAGCATATGTACCACTCCTTTGTTTAATATTACCATACAAGGTCGTTTAAAACAATAACACATTGCTTTATTCACAGAAAACAGCGTAAGGAGGTGAAGAAAGACGGAAGTAATAATAATTTTAGGACTGCTAATGCTTTGCACAGCTTTTGTTTCAGCAGTATTAGCTATAAAAATAGTAGCCGCCCATTTGTATAAAACAATAGACAGCTACCTTGATAAGCACGACGCTCAAATTATGGATCTGATTAAGTGGGCAAAGGACGAAGACAAACATTAATGAACGCTTTTCCAACAGGAGTAAGTTTTGCAACTCCTTTCGTGTTTAAATCATAGCACTAAAAGAGGTATAAAGCAATTAAATAAAAAAGAGGTAAGAAGATGAAAAAAGAAGATAAAGATGAGGTTATAAATGCTTTATCAGAATTTGTCGTAAGGGTAGCAAAAGGAGAAGCGACCTCTATAGCAGAAGTTGCTGTTCTGCCTGAGGTCGCCAAGGTTTTGTTAGTCTTTGAGAGCTGAGTTTTGAAGTGCTTCATTTATGCCTTTAAAAAGTTCTGTATAGAAATTAGCCATATGTTTACCACTTGCCTCGCAAGGAGACACATCAGAACTGTTAGCCTTTGCGACTGCAATCTCTTTGGCATACAATGCCGCAATTTTTGCAATTGAGTCTTCTCTCATAATTACACCTCACTTTCATTATATAGTGTAATGAATTACGGTTCATCACTACATATAGTATATCATAGAAAGTTGGTGAAATCAATGCACATCAATGAATTTGCTGAAATATTGCTCAAAAGCAGAAAACAGAAAGGCTTTTCGCAAAGTGAGCTTGCTAAGAAATCGGGCTTTACTAAAAGAGCTATTCAGTATTGGGAAAAAGGCAAAAAGAGCATATCTCTTGAAAATGCCGACAGGCTCTTAACGGCTTTGGGTGTAGAAATCAAGATAGGTAAAACAGAAAGCAGGTGAGAAAATGGCAAAACTTAAACTTATTGACACAGTCGAAATCGTTTCGGACAAAATTACCAACGTAAAATAGGAGGTGTACATATGCCGAGAGAAAGACCTATCATCAATTGGGATGAAGTGCCGGTGATAATTGATGTGCCGTATGTGGCACGGTTGCTTGCTATGAATCCCGACTATGTTACGAGACTTGCAAAAGATAACAAAATCCCTGCTTTTAAGATTGAAAAGCTCTGGCGCTTTAAGAAAAACGAAATTGAACAGTATATGGAGGAACACAGAAATGGATATTATTGCAAACAATCGTGAATATACAGCCTTCAAAGATTTAGAGATAGGCGAAATTTTTGTGCTGATTGCAGACGGCGAATGGTACATTAAGCATCACGATGATTGCGCAGTGCGACTTACAGACGGCGAAACCCTAAAACCAAAATCTGCGTTGCTTCTTTGCGAGAGCAAGGATTGCGTGCTCGTAGAAAGAGAAATCTATACAGCATTAACTGAAAAGGAGTGTAACAAATGTGGTTAAGAAACTACCCGACAAAAAGAAAGCTGCTCAAAGATATTGAAAACCTCAGAGCAGAGAACAGACATCTCAGCATTGAACTGAGAAACGCAAGAACGGACCTTTCACTCGAAAAAACAGCGTCAAGCGGTTACAGGCACGAAAACCGAGAGCTAAAACGCAAGCTCAAAGCCCTTGAAACACCTGAACCCGAATCCTTCGGTTTTGAATGTGTGGGGGTTGAAAATGCCAACGACTACAAGGTTGTTTGATGAAAAGAACATTTTGCGGACCTTAGCAAAATGTTTATCAAATATAAAGGTGGGAAAATATTTTGAATTACACTGATTTTATATCCTCAAACGGATACATATGCACTGAATCTGAGTTTGAAATTGCTAAGGCACACGCTAAGAACAAGTTGGCGGTTATTATCAGCCGATTTGGTGATGCAAACGGTGAACGCCTTGAGGATTATTACCTTGAACAGCTTATCAGGGAAGAACTCAGAGCTGAAAGAGTATCAAAGGCGTTGTTTGAAATGCAACTTGCAGGCAAAGAGAAATCCCGCATTGCTTAGGAACAGCAACACGGGATTAAACAAAAAGAAATTTAAACAAGCTCATTATATCATATTGAATCGAAAAATCAATAGTTAGGAGATATTAAAATGTGCGAAGTATGCAGAAACACTCTGTGTAATCCGATATGCCCAAACGCACCGCAAGTACTGGTAATGGGGCATTGCAGAGCGTGCAACGCAGAACTCAGATATGATTATACATATTTCAGAGATACAAATGATGATATTTTCTGTTCTCGTGAATGTGCCGAACTTTTTCACGGCATTACCGAGGAAGAATGGTCAATAGATTAAGGAGGTAACATAAAATGACCAAAATTACAGAACCCGTTAATTTGCTTGAAACTGCTGATATGGAAGAAGTAAAAAATCTGTCAACAGTTAATGATGTAGAACCTGATTCAACCGATTTAATTCAGGTAGCTCAGATTCCTGTCATTATCGAGAATCTCAAGCTGGTTAAATCTGAAATTGAGAAAAAGGTAAACACTGCCTGCGAAATGATATGTACAGACGAAAACTACAAGGAAATCAAGAAGTTGCGTTCATCGCTCAATAAGGAATTTGCGGAATTTGAAACTCGCCGAAAAGCGGTTAAATCGGAAATAATAACACCTTATGAGGCTTTTGAAACAGTTTACAAAGATTGCGTGTTATTGCCTTATAAGAAAGCTGATTCCGCCCTTAAAGGTAAGGTTGACACCATTGAGCAGGGTCTTAAACAGGAAAAGTACGAAAAATCAAAAAGCTATTTTGATGAGTATTCAAAATCACTCGGTATTGATTTTGTGGCATATGAGCAAGTTAGTTTAAACATTACTATGAGCGTATCTCTCAAAAAGCTTAAAGAAACTATAAAATCTAACCTTGACAAGATTATGGATGACTTAAAGCTTATCGCAACGCAGGAGCACAAGGACGAAATCCTGTACGAGTATAAGCGGTCTTTGAATGTATCGGTTGCAATAACTTCCGTAACCGAGAGGTACAAGGCTATTGAAGAAGAAAAAGCAAGGGCAGAAGCCGAAAGAGCAGAGCGTGAAAAAGCCGAGCAGGCTGTGAGCAACACTCTTGACGAATATGAACCGTTTGTTGCAAATGTGCCTGAAGAAGTTGTTCCACCGGTTGAAGAAATATCAGAACATGCACAGCAGGATGAAAAAGTCTTATCATTGTCATTCAAGGTTTACGGTACAAAATCACAGCTTAAAGATTTTGCACTCACTGTTAAGCAGTTAATCAACGAAAGGGGATTACGCTATGAGTAATTATAATAATCAAAACAATCAGATTCAGCAGAGAAAGCCGAAGTTTTCGTCAATGCTCCAGACACAGGCTTTTCAGAAAAGTCTTTCAAACTCAATGAAAGACCCGAAGGAAATCCAAAAGTTCACGGCGGCTATTACCTCAGTAGTGAGTACCAATCCGGCACTCGAAGAATGTGATGCAGGAACAATTCTTTCAGCGGCACTTTGCGGACATTCGCTCGGCTTGCCACCATCACCACAGCTCGGACAGTATTACATGGTTCCGTTTAAGGACCGTAAGAACAATCGTACAACAGCAACATTCGTTCTTGGCTATCGTGGCTATATTCAGCTTGCTATCCGTTCAGGACAGTATAAAAGACTTAATGTGGTGGAAATCAAAGAGGGAGAACTTCTTAATTGGGATCCGCTCACAGAAGAAATTACAATCAAAATGATTGAAGATGAAACAGAGCGTGAAACAGCTGAAACAATCGGATATTATGCTTATTTTCGCTATGTAAACGGCTTTGAGAAAGCTCTTTACTGGAGTAAGGATAAGATGAAACAGCACGCTATGAAGTATTCAGCCGGATATGCAAATGATATCAAGAAGGGTACAAGTTACACTTTTTGGGCAAAGGATTTTGATGCTATGGCAAAAAAGACAATGCTCAGACAGCTTATAAGCAAATGGGGTATTATGAGTGTTGAAATGCAGACAGCATATGAAGTTGATAATCATATTATCAATGCTGACGGAACTCCCGATTATGACACCGATACTATGATCGATGCAGAAGTTCCTGCTGAAACACCTGAAATTTACAATTCATCTTCATCTGAACCGGATGAAGAACAGTTCTCTATTGATGATCTTGCAGAATGAAATGATTGATTTAGAGATAATAAGCACAGGCTCTAAGGGCAACGCAGTCTTTCTTGACGGTCAGGTCTTGATTGACTGCGGAGTGCCGTTCAGCAAACTTGTTGAGTGTGAAGTGGTTGACCGAGTTAAATATGTTTTTTTAACTCATCAACACGGAGACCATTGTAATGTTGCTACTCTAAAGCGACTGCTGTCCGAACACCCTTGTATTCGGATAATTTACCCCAATTATCTTTGCAAAAAGCTTTTTTTATTAGGTGATACCTCCTTTCAATACAATTCTTTTATAGTCGCTCAGGATAAATGGTACTCAATCAGCAATATTACTTTTTCAGCAGTACCACTTCGGCATGATGTTCCTAATATCGGCTGGAAGTTACACTTCAACACTCAACAGGGGATATATAAAGTTATATACGCAACTGATACATCGGAAATCGCTCATATAACAGCTAAGAACTACGATTTGTATCTTGTAGAAGCTAACTACTCAAAAACAGAATTACTTAATCGAATAAAAGATAAACGATTGAAAGGTCAATATGTGTACGAAGATAGAGTTCTTCGTACACATTTGAGCAAAGAAAAGTGCGATGAATGGTTGTATCAAAATATGGGTAATAACAGTTTCTTCGTTTATATGCACCAACACGAGGACTTAGTATGATTACATCAGCGAACATAGTATCTTATGACGGATATAACTTAATAGTAAGACCGCATGAGCGTATCGGCAGAGAACTTGCACAGAAACAAGTACATGAAATTGAACTCAGAATTGTTGACGGACGCACGATTTCTGCCGAACAGCGAAGAAAAATATACGCAATCATCAGAGATATAGCATTTTGGTGCGGAGATAATCCCGAATGGATTAAAGAATATTTCAAGTTTAATTTTTGCGGTGAATTTGGCATTGAATACTTTTCGCTGTCTGATTGCGAAAAAAGCGTAGCAAGAGATTTCATAAGCTATCTGATAGATTTTTGTTTCTACCAAAATATCGGAACAAGAGATACTCTGCTTAATGTTACAGATGATATAGGCAGATACTTGTACAGTTGTCTTGAAAACCGTAAATGTGCCATATGCAATGCTCCCGGTGAAGTTCATCATGTAGACAGAGTTGGTATGGGACGAGATAGGGAACAGATTGTACATATAGGATTAAAAGCTATATGCCTTTGCAGAAAGCACCACGATGAAGCACATCGGCACGAAAAAGAGCTGTTTGATAAGTACAAAATCTACGGTATAGAGCTTGATGAATATCTTTGTACAAAGCTGAAACTTAATACAAAAAGAAAGAGGTGATACAGTGAATGGCTGGACAACCAAAGCGAGGGCTTGACTTTGCGGCTTGGGATGTTCACTTGTTCGATGATGATGAGAGATTTGATGTGCTTATTGATGCACAGGGTTGGGACGGCTTTGGAGTATTTTTTTGGATTTGTACTAAAGCTTATGCAACAAATGGTTACTATTATGAGTGGCGAGAAGAAACCAGTGCTGCCACGATAGCGAAACGAATGAGCGGCGGAATTAAATCAGATACGGTAAATCAGGTAGTTAAGCTTTGCTTACGAATTGGGCTGTTTGATAACGGGCTGTTTGATAGGGAGAGCATACTGACCAACAAAATGATGCAAGAACGATATATGTACGCTATCGAAAAACGCTCCGTGCGTGGTCGCACAATAAATAGATTATATTGGCTTTTGAAAACGGAAGAAACAAAGGCTTATATAGTTATACCTGAAAATGAGCATAATCTCTCCGAGAATGAACATAATCTCTCCGAGAATGAACATAATCTCTCCGAGAACGACACAAAGAAAAGTAAAGTAAAGGAAAGTAAAGTAAATAGAAATAATTATTATGCGATGCCGTCTGCAAATGCAGCCGACACCGCCGGTGAAAATATTTTTATTACATTACCTTTGAACGATAAGAGTAATTATTCAGTTTCAAAATCTGATGTTCAGCACTACAAAATTTTGTATCCTGCTGTTGATGTAGAACAACAATTGCGTTCGATGTTGGGGTGGCTCGAAGCTAATCCGAGCAGGAGAAAAACAAGAACCGGCATTAAAGGGTTCATTACTAAATGGCTTAATAAGGTCCAAGACAGAGGAGGTGTAGGATATGGATTCAATCCAAGCGATAATGTCAAGAATAATGTCACCACAGCGAGCGGAGGAAATTATCCAACGGGCGAGAAAGTCTTCTAAAGAACTCACTCCGAGAGAAAGAGCCGAACAAGAAGCAAAAGTGTTTAACTCAACACCCGGTAAGCTCATTGGCTATGAGTGCGAGAAATGTATGAACCGAGGCTATATTTACCGTGTAAAGGCAGGCGAAACGCCTTTCGGGCAGGTTACATATGATGTGGTTGCTTGCAAATGTGATTGTATGAAAATTCGAGATGAACTTCACAGAATGCAGAACAGCGGCCTTCAAAAACTTCTTAAACGATATACTTTTGAAAGTTACAAGACAACCTCAGATTGGCAGAAATATGTGAAAGATAAAGCATATGAGTACATTGACAAATGCTCCGATTGGTTCTTCTTCGGCGGTCAGCCCGGTTGTGGAAAGACACATATATGTACGGCTATTGTCGGAGCATTACTCAAAAAAGGCAAAGCACCTAAATATATGCTTTGGCAGGATGATATTACCAAAATCAAGCAGGCATCGAGTAATTTAGAGGTGTATGAAGCTCTCATAAATTCATATAAGCAAGCGGAAATTCTTTACATTGATGATTTCTTTAAAACTCGCAGGGGCGATTTTGTCTCAACAGCTGATGTCAATGCTACATTTAAGATTATCAATTACAGATACAATGAAGGATTGCCGACTGTCATAACATCTGAATTATCACTTGAACAGATTTCGCAGATTGATGAGGCTTTAGGCAGTAGAATTTCAGAAATGGCTAATCCGAAAATTTTTATTAAAGCCGATAAAAATAAGAATTACCGTTTTACGAGAGGAAATGAAAATGATGTCTGAAGCACAGGAGCAATGTAAACTCATTAAATGGGCGGATAAATGTGTGCAAATGAAAATACATCCTGAACTTTCAATGCTGTACGCTGTTCCAAATGGTGGCAGAAGAGATAAAGCCGAAGCCGCACATCTTAAAAGGCAAGGAGTTAGGGCAGGTGTTCCGGATTTATGCCTTGCTGTGCCAAAAGGTAAATATCACGGCTTATATATTGAGCTTAAAGTCGGCAACAATAAGACTTCTGAACATCAGGATAAATGGTTGCAGAATCTTTCACGGTGCGGATACGCCGTAAAGGTATGTTATGGCAGTACATCAGCAAAGCAGACAATTGAAAAATATCTGCAATTGGGTGATTGATTATGAAATTGCAGGTTTGTCGAAAGTGTAAACACGAATATCATCCGTGTAGCATACGGAAATGCCCGTACTCTGAAAAAGGATTGTACATCTGCGTTTACTGCTGTAAGAGATGTCCGTATGTGAAAGAAGTGCAGTTAGGTTGGACATGTACTTACGGAAGAAGGTGAATGTAATTGGTAGAAATTGTTTATCGAATTTATGAAGTCGCAGATGAAAAAACAGCCAAGGAAAATACAGAGAAAGATTTTGAATTTGGCCTTTACTCATCAATAAGTAAATCTCAAAATAATGAACTTGTAATGGATTGCCTTATTTGTGAAGGTAGAGAGGAGTTCAAAAAAATTATAAAAGACGAATACGGGAGTGGTATTTCCTTTCGCTACTCCAGAAAACTTCGTCCTGGTGATTTGTACTGCGTGATTATTGCTGAGCATTGCTATTCAATAGAAAAATACTTTAATAAGGTAACTTTTACTTGCGATTGTTGCGGTGCGACCGTTGAGACATATTATGGAAAACCAATATATTTTTCTGATTATGAAGTTAGAAACTATTTTTACGGAATTGAAGATTATGCTGAAAAACGCTTTTGTTCCCATAAGTGTAAGCAAGTATATGAGAGCAGAGAACGTAACAAGATAAGACCTAACGATGATGAAGAATTTTATATCACCAAAGATATGTTTTCGGAGAAAGTATCAGGATACATATATAAAATATCCAAAAAATCAACTGGTGAATTTTACATAGGACAAACAATGTATGCTCCTGTTTTTCGCTGGGGGCAACATCTCAAAACCGAAAGATTCCCAATAGAGAATATCACAGATTATCGATTTGAGGTCATTGAAATTGTTCCTCTTGGTTGTAATATACTGGAACGGGAAAAATATTGGATTCAGAAATTTTATAGGGATAATCCTGAAAAATCTCTTAATATTATGTGTACTGCAAATATTAGCTAAACAAAAAGAAATTTGAATAGGAGTTGTGATAAATGAAAAGCAACTGGAAATTAAGAAGTAAACAGCACGAAGATCGTATTCGTGGTGAAATGTTTGATACCGGTATCGGTTACGGGCTGGAACTTGCTTCCGTAATATTGAGTCGCCATTTCGGATTCGGAGCAAAGCGACTTTATAAATTAAATCTTGAAGCCCTGAGATATATTACGAATATTAAAGATGGGGCAGAAGAATTTACCGAGGAATACAAGAACAATGTAGAATATGCCTCTATTAAAATGCACAAAGAATTTGATAAAACTATGGCATTAAAATACAAAGGCATTGACTATGGACAGAAATTGAGAAACGAGATAGATAACGAAAGCTATCTTAATTTGGAAATAGAGGTGGATTAAGTGATGAGAGAATATTTATTCAGGGGCAAGATGATAGCTAACGGTAAGTGGTCAGAGGGCAATTTGCTTATGACTAAACAAGGTTGCTGTATAACACCCGATGCAACCGTTTTAGGCAGCTATGGTGCGGTAGACCCCGAAACAGTCGGACAGTACACAGGCTTGACCGACAAGAATGGCACGAAGATTTTTGAGGGGGATATTGTAAAATATGGTGATACTGTTCATAATGTAGTGTTTGAACAAAGAAACGGAACAGCGTATTTTGGTCTTGTGTATTCAACACTTGAAACCTTATCGTTTGGATATTATCAAGATTTGAAACAAATTGAAGTAATCGGCAATATCTACGATAATCCCGAGCTTGTAGGAGGTGAAGAAAATGAAAGATATTAAAAACATTACCGTTAATTACGATAATGACGACACAAAAGTTGTTGAAAAGGGACTTGTTATTGATTTTGGTAAACTTGATAACGATGAGGGCGATGTTTGCTTTAATATGTGTAACATCAAAGGTAAGGATTTGCGTTTGATTGTAACCGCTGTTGTTGCGTTGGCGCAGGAACTTGGTATGCTTGACGAGGAGGAGCGTGATGTGGATTGACGGTTAAAGATTATTTATATTCGGTCAGGGTTTCGGATAAGCTGATCAGAACGAAAGAACACGAGCTGTCGAAACTTAGGCTGAATATTGCACAAGTATCGGTTAAGCAAAACGAGCCTGTTAAGACATCGGGAGTGAATGACCCTATGCGGATTGTTGACAGGATTGCAGACCTTCAGGCTGAAATCAATCGGGAAATTGACAATCTTGTGCGGTTGAAAACTGAAATCCGCAGTAAAATCAACGCACTTGACGATTACCGTTACATTGCAATTTTGACCGAGTATTACATAAATTGTCAGAGGTGGGAGGATATTGCCGAGAGTATGGAAATGAGCGTAAGGCATACCCTGAGATTGCACGGCGAAGCGTTACAGGCGTTCCGAAAAAAGTTCGATTTCTCGTAAAATTATTTTGAAATGTCATTGAATGTCACCCTTACCCTGCGTATAATGGTATTATGAAAGTTTGACAAACAGGACATATGTAAAACCCTCCTAAGATAAAAATTGCACAGACCGCTCTCGTTTGAGGGCGGTTTTGTGTTAGTGTGAAAGGCGGTGATACCGTGAAAGACAAATTAAATGCAAGGCAGAGGAAGTTTGCGGAATATTATGCACAGAGTGGTAACACCGTTCAGAGTGCAATTATGGCGGGATATTCAGAAAATTACGCAAACGCAAGAGCGTATGAATTGTTGGAGAATGTTGGAGTTTCAAAATACATCAAGGAGCTTTCCGATAAGCTCAAGGATGAGCGCATTATGAGTGCAAAGGACAGACAGGTTGCTTTGTCCGACATTGCAAGGAATGACGGGCAGGACACCTCCGACAGAATCAGGGCGATTGACACGCTCAACAAGATGACGGGCGAATACACCGTTAAGGTTGACGCAAAGGTTGAGCAGTCCGAAAAGCTATCCGATGTGTTCAGACAGTTGGGCGGTGAGGGACTGAGTGAGTAACAAATTTCCGCTGTCACAAAAGTATATCGACTTTATCAACACAACAAATGTGTCGGCTGAATTTCTTGAAGGAACTACAGCGTCCGGCAAAACTACCGTCGGAGCAGGCGTTAAGTTTATGCGAATGGTGTCGCAGTCGCCGAAGAAGCTTCACGCAATTGCCGCCAAAACTACGGGCAAGGCTGAGGAAACTATAATTCAACAGGACAACGGTATTCTCGACTTGCACCGCAACGCTGTCTATTGTGGTAACGGCGACAAGGATTACAAGCTGCCGCATATCAAGTTTGAGGATAAAATTATCTATATTCTCGGTTACAGCAGTCGGGATAAGTGGGAAATGGTTCTCGGTGCGCAGTTTGGGTGCGTTTATATTGACGAAATCAACACCGCTGATATCGAGTTTATCCGAGAGATGTCAACCCGTAATGACTATATGCTTGCAACGCTGAATCCCGATGATCCGAGCCTGCCTGTGTATAAGGAGTTTGTCAACCGCTCCCGTCCTTTTAAAAAATATGAAAACGATGTTCCTCCCGAGATTACGGCGGAGCTTACCGAAGAACCTGCACCGAATTGGCGGTATTGGTTCTTTTCTTTTGCCGACAATTTAAGTCTTACACCCGAACAGATTGAAAAGAAAAAGAACTCTGCACCGAAAGGTACAAAGCTCTATAAAAATAAAATCTTAGGTTTGCGAGGCAGAGCAACAGGTCTTGTGTTCCCGAATTTTGAGAGGGCAAGACATATCAAATCAAAAGAGTGGGCAGGAAAGTTTTTGAACTGTAACCGCAAGTCGGAACACTTTGTTCAGTTCACCGCAGGTCTTGATACCGCCTATTCGCAGAAGTCGCCTGACACTATCGCAATGACATTTTACGGCATTACCAATCACGGCAAGTGTGTTCAGCTTGATGAAAGAGTTTATAACAACGCTGAAATGCAAACACCTATTGCCCCGAGTGACACGGTGAAGAATTTTATTGATTTTCTTGACCGCAACCGTGATGAATGGGGCTTTTCACGCACAGCTTTTATTGACAGCGCCGACCAAGCGACTATTACCGAATTTCAAAAGTATAAGCGACAGCACGGCTGTGTCTATGACTTTGCAAATGCATGGAAGAAAACGAAGATTATCGACCGAATCAATCTTGTACTCGGCTGGCTTGCCACCGACTGTTATTTTGTGCTTGAACATTGTAAAAACACGATTGCCGAGTTTGAAATTTACAGCTGGCGAGAGGATAAAGACAACACACCTGAGGACGGTCACGACCATTGCATTAACAGCGGTCAATATGCGTGGCTGCCGTTTAAAAATATTATTGGAAGTGAAATAAATGGGGCTGATTAACAGAATGGCTGAATCTATCAGATCGGGAATTAAAAACTTTTTGCAGATTACTCCTGCAAGCGACAAAACAATTACCGTCACCGAAACAAGCAATCATCTGACCGAGTGCTTTATTAATCGCATTTGGTATTGGGGCAACAGCAGACAGCTTGCGGAGCTGTACAGGCAGATTGATACAAACAAAACTATGTTTTGGGCGGCAAAAAGCACAAAGGGGCTTGAAATCCGTAAAATACACACGGGTTTGCCGGCACTCATCTGCGAAACGCTTGTGAATATCGTAATTGCCGACTACAACGGCACAGATGTTACAAGTAAAAATTCAACCGCTTATGCAGAGCGTTGGGAAGACATTGAAAAGCAGAACAAGCTATCCGACACGGTTAAGCAAATGCTCCGTGACCTATGTGTTGTCGGTGACGGTGCTTTTAAGGTCAGCTTTGACACGGCTGTATCAGATGTTCCGATTGTTGAATGGTATCCTGCCGAAAACATCGACTTTACATATGTGCGCGGCAGAATCCGAGAGGTTAAGTTTTACACCGATTACACGCAAAAACACCGCCGTTACCGTTTTGAAGAAACATACGGTTACGGCTATATTCACTATGCTTTGTACGATGACAACGGCAAAGAGATTGACCTGCACACGGTTGACGCTCTTTCGTGGATTGATTCAAAGGGCGTTACATTTGACGAATCATATATGTGGGCTGTACCTGTCTTTTACGGCAAATCGTGCCACAAGGGCAGAGGTGCGGGCATTATCGGCATAAAAACAGACGCTTTCGACAGCCTTGATGAAGTGTGGTCACAGTGGATGGACGCACTCAGAGCCTGCCGAACAAAGCAGTATGTGCCTGATTGCCTTGTTCCGAGAAATCCCGAAACCTGTCAGCCGATGTCGCCAAATCCGTTTGACAACCGATTTATCACCGTGGGCAACGATATGTCTGAAAACGGCAACGGCAACAGGATTTACACCGAAAGTCCGCAGATTCAGCACGAAAGCTATTTGAGTTCATACATTACTGCCCTCGACCTCTGCTTACAGGGCATTATATCGCCGTCAACTCTCGGCATTGATACGAAGAAGCTTGATAATGCAGACGCTCAGCGTGAAAAGGAAAAGACAACCCTTTACACAAGGCAGAACCTTGTGAAAATTACGCAGAACGCACTTCAAAGCCTTGTTGCAGTTGTACTCAATGCAGACGGTGAACTTAACGGCAATGGTATTGTTGAGGGCTTGGAAGTATCCGTAAACTTCGGCGAATATGCAAATCCGAGCTTTGAAAGTCAGGTTGAAACCGTGTCAAAAGCAAGACAGGGCGGTTTGATGTCAGTTGAAACCTCGGTTGACGAGCTTTACGGCGACAGCAAGTCGGAGGATTGGAAAGCCGAAGAGGTGCAGAGAATTAAGGAAGAACAGGGCATTGCAGGCGAGGAAGAAACTTCTCCATTTGATGATGTTGACCTTACCGACACAGAAGAACCTGACAATAACGCAGATGATGAAGAAAATGCGGAAAATAATGCAGAAAAAACCGAAAGCAATCCCGAACAGAATGATACACAGGTAAACAATGAGTGATTACAATATCAGAGAAGCCTTTGAAAAAATCGAAGATGAACTGATTGACAGCATGATGAGAAATTTCAGCCGTCACAGAGCCGAAGAAACCAAAGAGGGGTACAACTGGACACAATGGCAGGCTGAACAGCTCAAAAGTCTTGAAGAGTACCGTAAGCACAACGCAAAGAAATTCGGCAAGCGTTTCAAAACCATTAACGGCAAGGTTGAAGAGATGATTCGCACCGCCAAAGCTGACGGAAATGCAAGTCAGGAGGCAGAAATTCTTGAAGCTGTCAAGGACGGTTTCAAAGCCCCGAAAAAGCCGTCAGCACACAGCACAGCCGAGTTTTTTAAGGCGAATGACCGTAAACTTGACGCACTCATAAAATCGACCACAGACGATTTAAAGAGGGCAGAAACGGCAGTTTTGCGTATGAGCAACGACAAGTACCGTAAGGCGATTTTTAACGCACAGGTTGCAATGAACACGGGTGCGGTTACATACGAAAAAGCCGTTGATATGGCGTGTAAAGATATGCTAAACGCAGGACTGAATTGTGTGGAGTACAAAAACGGTGCAAGGCATACGCTCTCGGATTATGCGGATATGGCAGTTAAAACAGCCAACAAAAGAGCCTATCTTCGTGGCGAGGGCGAAAAGCGAGCCGAATGGGGAGTATCCCTTGTTGTTGTGAACTCAAGACAGGGCGGTTGCCCCGATTGTGCAAAATATATCGGCAAGGTGTTTATTGACGATGTTTATTCAAACGGCAAAAAGTCAGACGGAAACTATCCGCTTCTCTCAACCGCAATCAAGAACGGTTTGTTTCATCCACGGTGCAAGGACAGCACGAGTACATATTATCCCGAACTTGATGATTTGGACGCACCGTTGTCTGAAGATGAAATCAAAGAGCTTGACCGTCAGCGAGGAATTGAGGAAAAACAGCAGTATGCACAGCGACAGGCAGAACGCTTTGACCGCCGTGCCGAATACAGTCTTGATAAGGACAATAAACGCATTGCCCAAACCCGAGCCGATGAGTGGCACGATAGGGCGAATACGCTTGAAGAAAAGGCAAAACAATTTTCTTTGAAGACTGATGAACAAAAATATTACAGACCTGTTTTTAAGGAAGATATATCAAAAACTTTTGAACGCAAAATTGAGGGCGAAACAATTACAATTGATACCCGCAAGGCAAATACATTGTGTGACAATGTTTATATTTCAGATAAGGTAAAGCTAAAACGAAAAGAACTTCATGATTTTGATATGCAAGTGAGAAAAGCGTTTGATATGCTCGGAGAGGTTGAAACAAGCGGAAAACCTGATATTTGTATTATCTCTACCGAAGAAATGCGAGTAAATGCTATTGCTTCATATATGCCAATGCAGAATGTTCTAAATGTCAATTCAGCATACTTTTCAACAAGTGATTTGTCAGATTTACAAGAAAACTTGGCTTGTCCGCAAGACGGATTGAGTACAATCCTTCACGAACTGATTCATTGGCAAGACGCTAAAAATTACAGAGCAAAATTCGGAGGTATTAACGATTATTTTGAATATTGCGATTACCTTAATAAAATTTATGCTCCAAAGGTTGAAAAATTGATAAATAACGGTTATAATATAGAGGATATAAGTGAGTATGCTTTTGAATGCTTAAAAGATAAAGCTATGGATGAAGTGTATAACGAGTACAGAGTCAGCAAACTTTTAGGGTGATGATGGTATGAGATTGATACAAACTGAAGAACAAAAATCTCTATGGAATGCGTTTAAGCCGTACCTTGTAACAAATGGTTTAAATGTCACTTTGCGTGAAGATGCTCCACAAGAAGCTAAAGATGCTGAAGCGCTTTACAGTAAGCTTAGAGAGAAACAAAAAATGCAATATCTAAAAGATAGTGGCATAATCTAACCGCTCCGTAAAAAGGGCGGTTTTGTTGTTTAACTTGCCGAGAATATGTTCAGAGCAAGAAAAACGGCTTGTTCACGGCATTATTTAACTTGCCTGTAACTTGCCGTAACAGAACTAAATACATCAAATCAGCACTTTGAGAAATCAGAGTGCTTTTTTATTATTAATCAAAGAAAGGTTTGATACTATGAGAAAAAGAATTTTAGCAATTGTACTTATGGTAGTTATGATTGCAACAACCGTACTGGTTACTGTGGGCTGTACCGAGGCAACGCAGGTATCGTACAATGTTTCGCAGGAAGCAGACAATTTCAATGTGATACGCAGGCTTACGGTTATTAACACAAGAACCGATAAGCCGTCATTTGAACTTGTTGCCGCTTTTTCATTACAGGTCGATAATGACGATAACCAAATTGAGGTTGTCTGCGAAACGGGCAAGGGTGAATACAAAAAGCATATCATAGGTCTTAATGATGAAACTATGTATGTTGTAGAGGACATAAGCGGTGCAGAAGTGGACAAATACCGTTATGAAATTAACTTCCTGCCTAAACAGATTTTGCCGATTACATTTAAGAGTAAAGATTAACAGTTAAACCCGTCGATTTCGACCAGTTTAGAAAGGTGGTGACAGAATGAAAATCAGAGTAACAACAGCATTTAATGACAGGCAGAACGGTTATGTAACCCGACCTGTGAATGAAGTTTTTGAATGTTCCGAGCAGAGGGCAAAGGAACTCATTGACAGCGGTTTTGCAGAAGAGGTCAAGCCTGACGCTCCTAAAAAGCCGAGAGCAAAGAAAACAGAATCAGCAGATTAAGCACTTTACGAATATGTAAGGTGCTTTTTTATTGTCCGAAGACATTAAACTACGGGAGACACCGTGTAAAACTGAAACAGAGAGACACTCTATAAACTGATTACGGGAGACACCCGAAAAACTGAAAGGATATGAAAAAATGGCAGAACCAAATCCAACACCAACCCCCAATGAACCGACACCTGCACCGCAGGGAACTCCACAGGAAAACGCTCCTGCCTTTGATTACGACAAGCTCGCAAGCCTTATTACAGGCAAACAGAGCGTGACAGAGGACACCGTTTTGAAGTCATATTTTAAGGAGCAGGGATTGTCAGCCGATGAGATGAAAGAGGCTATCGGTGCTTTTAAAAAGCAGAAAGCCAAGAACACTCCCGACTTTGCAAAAATGCAGTCGGAAGTTGAATCTGCAAACAACGCAAAGCTTATGGCAGAAGTCAACCAGTCGGCAACCCTCGAAGCCGTAAAACAGGGCGTTGACATTGCAACCGTTCCGTATGTGCTTAAAATTGCAGACTTTTCAAAGGCTGTGACAGACGGCAAGGTCAATGCGGAAAAGCTGACAGAGGCTGTTAAAAAGGTGCTTGACGATATCCCCGCACTCAAGGGCAAACCTGCCGAGAACGGCACAGGAGTTAAGAAAATCGGCGGTGACGGCAACGGTACATCGGACGGTACAAAACCAAAGGCAAATGTTCCTACCAAAAAATGGAACAGATTTAATATTTAACCAAAGAAAGGATTGAAAAAAAACATGGCAAACACAAATAACTATGCCGAGCAGTTCAGCCCTGACCTGCTCGAAATTCTCGTTCAGGGCACACTTACATCACCATTCATCACTTCAAATGTAAAGTGGGTTGGCGCAAGAACTTTTCACTTCACACAGATGAGTACATCAGGCTTTAAGAACCACAATCGCAACGGCGGTTGGAACAAGGGCAAGTATGTTCAGACAGATGTTCCGTTCACCTGCGAACACGACCGTGATATTGAGTTCCTCGTTGACAAGGCAGATGTTGATGAAACAAATTCGACTGCAAGCGTTGAGAACATCTCAAAGACATTTGAACAGACACAGGTTGCTCCCGAAACAGACGCACTTTTCTTCTCAAAGGTTGCAACAAAGGCTCAGGCAACAGACGGCTACCATTCTTCAACAAAGACATCGGAGTGGACTAAGGAGAACACTTATTCAAAGCTCAAAACAATTCTTTCTGCCGGCAAGCTCCGCAGATACAAGGCAAGAGGCACACTTGTTGCCTATGTGACATCTCACATTATGGACTGCCTTGAACAGTCAACAGAGTTCACTCGTAAGATTGAGCTTACACAGATTGCAGAGGGCGGTATCGGCATTGAAACAAGAGTGACCGAGATTGACGGTTGCCCTATCATCGAGGTTATTGACGATGAGCGTTTCTACGATAACTTCAACTTCAACCCCGCTGACGGCGGTTTTGAGCCTGCAACAGGCGCTCACAAAATCAATGTTCTTGTTGCCTGCGGTGAAACCTGCAAGACTGTTCCGAAGATTTCAAGCATTTACTTCTTTGCTCCCGGCTCACACACAGAGGGAGACGGCTGGCTCTATCAGAACCGTTCGCTTTCCGATACATTCGTATTCCCGAACGGCAAGGACGGCAAAATTGACAGCATTTATGCCGATGTTGACACAACGGCGGTTGCGTAATGTATGCCGATTACATTGAACATCAGGGCGGAGATGAAAACAGTATTATCTCTGCCGAACACATTGATGTTCTGACTTTTAACCGCATTGATTTTGAAAAACTTTCGGAAATGCAGAAGAGAATCATCAGCAGAGTGCATAGCAGACTTACTGCTTTTGAAGAAGAAAATGCCGATATGATTTCTTCCTATCTGAAAAGCTATTCAATCAACGGCACATCAATGGAATTTGGCGCAAGCTGGAATTTAATGTGTATCAGCGGAGTGGCAATTCCTGCCGACCTCTACGCGTTGCTAAAATCAACAGGACTTTGTTATCCTGCAATCTGAAAGGTGCGTGAAAACCGTGAAATTTCCGTCACTTGTAAAAAAGCAGTTCTGCAAAACTCCTGTCGAGGTCACAATCTACGGTGAGGGAATAACCGAGGACGGCTCTCCTGTTATCGCATTTGAGAGCAAAAACCTGTATCCCTCCGAAAATCTTTATCCGTCAAATATATTATGCGGAGGCAACGCTGTGTGCAATGTGCAGTCAAAGGCAAAGACGGTCTATACCAAAGAACAGAAAATTGTTCAGGCGTCGGCTGTCTTGCTTTTTGACGGCGACATTGCTCCCGACAGCCCCACTTTAAGCGGTGGCTTTGTAATCCTTGACGGCGTAAAACGAAACATCGTACAGGGTACAAAACACCGCAACCCCGACGGCAAAGTTAATTTTACGGAATTGGATGTGATTTAATGGGATTTTCGGTATCATCAAAAATCAAACTCAACATGCCTGTTTTACAACAGGTTGACAAGGCAAAGCAACAGGCTCTTGAACAGACAGGTAACGCACTTCTTACACAGGTGAAAAACACGCAGGTAATGCCGTTTGATACAAGCATACTTCAAAACGATAGTACCGCTGTTGATTATTCACAAAGTGCAAATGGGGTAGTTAAAATTGTGTCAAGCACTCCGTATGCAAGGCGGTTGTATTTTCATCCCGAGTATAATTTCAGCCGTAAGGAAAACATTGCCGCCGGCGGTAAATGGTTTGCACAGTGGCTTGAGGGCGGTACACGGCAGAATTTTTGCAGTCAAACATTCACTAAAATATATAGGAGAAATACAGGACTTTGATTTACTTATCGGACATCAGAGATTGGCTCAAAAGCGTTACCTCAGCCGAGTATTATTACATCGGCAAGCTTGACAACAAGCAGGACAGGTCAATCGGTGTGTATTCATTAAAGCAGTCGGGAACACCCACAAGGGCAATCGGCGGTGAAAGCACCTACGATACAATAAGCGTGTCTTTGCTTATCCATTACACCGACAACGCAAGAGAAACCGAGGAGTTTGCACGCAGACTTTACGAAACGCTTTACGGCATTAAAAATGTTGAAATTAAGGAACACAAAATCTATATAATCGAACTGCTCACGGAAGAACCCGTTGATGTGGGAACAGACGACAAGGGTGTGTATGAGCAGGTCATTGAAGTTAAATTTTATTACGAAAGGAAGTAATTTTATGGCAAAAGTTGAATCGGGAGTATTCCCGTGCTATGAAAATCAGTTTGCGGTTGGCAAGGCAGGAACAGAATCCGCCACGACAAATATTGCTAACTGCGAAGAATTTTCTGTTGCATTTGACAACGGTGTCGAGGAATGGACAGCCTTTGAAAACGAGGGCTGGAAGTCAAGGCTTATGACAGCAAAGTCGATCACAATTTCGGTAAAGGGCAAGCGAACTATCGGTGACGCAGGCAATGACCAGATTGCCGCCCTTGCATTTGAAAACGGCAGAAAGGCAGAAGTTTCGTTTATGTGGACCTTCCCCAACGGTGCAACCGTCCTCTTTAAAAATGCAGTTGTATCCGTTACATCAAACGGTGCAGGCGCGAGTACGGGTGTTGCTCCGCTTGAATTTGAAGTTATGTCAAATGGCAAACCCGTATATACAGCAGCCGCTTAAAAAACGAAAGGAATGAACGATTATGTCAAAGTTAATTGATATTACAGACAAACTTAATTTTGAGGAAAAGCCGAGCGTCAGAGTTAAAAATGTTGACCTTGCAATCAACAATGACGCAGTTTCAATTCTCAAACTTGCGGCAATTTTTGAGGACGGCAACGGCAAGAACAAAGATGTTATCAAAATGTATCATCTTCTTTTTGATGAATCCGAAAGGGAAAAGATTGAAAAGCTACAGCTGAATATTCACGATTTCAGCACCCTTATCAGCGAATCTGCCAAAATTGTACAGGGCGATTTGACTGACGAGGGGGAAGCTCAGACCCCGGCTACGATCTGATTGATGACTTTGATTTAATTGTGTCGAGCTTTCGCTCGGAGTACGGGGTCAGCATTTATTCAAAGTATTTTGCTAAAATGAGTTGGAATGAGTTCTGCTCACTTCTGCAAGGCTTAGGACCCGAAACACCGCTTGCAAGAACGGTTCAAATTCGCCTTGAAACCGACAAAGAGGTCTTGAAAAACTTTACTTCGTCACAGCATAAAATCCGCAACAAATGGCGGTCAAGAAATGTGAAGCACTATTCAGACGAAGATATGAAGACCGTTCTTGCAGAATTTCAAAACTTTTTTGCCAATCTGTAAATTTGTACATAATTTTCACTGTATCTACAAAATTCTTGACAATGTTAATACATAGTGATAAAATGTAACATACACTAACAAATTTATTAAGGAGAGTGTATGTTTATGAAATGTCCACATTGCGGAAACGAATTAAAGGACGATGCAAAATTTTGTGACAAGTGCGGTGCAGGCTTTGGCGGAAACGATTCAACCTCGGAAACCGTAAATCCTGCAAATGCGAAGAAGAAAATTTTCAAGCGTTGGTATTTTTGGGTTATTATCGTTGTTGCTATTATGATTGTTGGCGGTGTAAACGGTGCAATTAACGGTAACAGCAGTTCAAACAAATCAAAGCAGGAAACTACTGTTGCAAATCAGAGTTCAGAAAAAGCAACTGAAAAAGCGACAGAAGCACCGACCACAAAAGAAGTTGCAACAGAAAAGCCTACTAAAGACCCGAAGAAGGTTGAAAAAGAATTTAAAGACGGTTGCAAAACAATCGACTTTAAAACTCTTTCAAGAAACCCTGACAAGTACAAAGGTAATGACTACAAGTTTGAAGGTCAGATTATTCAGGTTCAGGAAGGCTGGGGCGATTCGGTTGACCTGAGAATCAATATAACCAAAGAAGAAAATGAGTATCTTGATGAACCATTGTGGACTGATACAATCTACGCAACTGTAGAAATTCCTGACGGTGCGGACAAACTCCTTGAAGATGATGTAATCACATTCTGGGGAACTTGTGACGGCGACTATACATATGAAACCGTAATGGGCAACAATGTGTCACTTCCGAAAATCGACATCAAATACTACGAACTCAACAACTAAAACAAAAAGCCACTCCAAATGGGGTGGCTGTTCTTTTGCAAAATTTTTAAGCGTACATCATAACGGTGTGCGCTGTTTTTATGCCTGTTTTTAAAGAATCTAAAATGAAAGGAAGTGGTGAATATGGCGACAAAGGCGGGTGAAATTGAACTTGATGTCAGGCTGACAGGTGATGATATTTCAAAAACATTGCATAAGATTTCCGATTCAATTACCAAAAAGTTTGATTCGGCGTTTTCAAGTCTTTCAAAAGATTTTGAAAATGTAAGCACGGATATGAAACAGTCCTTTTCAAAGGTTGCAGAGGGTGTTTCTCAGAAAACCGATAAAGAGTTTTCAAATATCAAAAGTAGCGGTGGGCAATTAAGCAATTCGGTTTCATCTTCGTTTAAGAAAATAGGAATGGCTGTGGTTGCCGCTTTTTCTGTTGCAAAAATCAAGGAGTTCGGTCAGCAGTGCATTGAATCGGCTGCGGAAGTCAATGCGGCAAATTCGCAGTTTGAACAGACATTCGGCACAATGCAGTCACAGGCAGAATCAGCCATTCAGAGCGTTGCCGATCAAAGCGGTATTCTTGAAACCCGATTGCAGGGTGTTGGCACAAGCATTTATGCCTTTGCAAAAACTACGGGTATGGATAGTTCAAGTGCTTTGGGTATGATGCAGGAGGCTTTGCAGGTAACAGCCGACAGTGCCGCATATTATGACCGTTCGCTTGAAGACACCGCAGAAAGCCTGAAATCGTTCTTGAAAGGCAACTTTGAAAATGATGCCGCACTCGGTTTGTCCTGTACTGAAACCACACGAAATGCGGCGGCTAATAAGCTGTATGGCAAGTCATTTACGGATTTGTCGGAATCGCAGAAACAGCTCACGCTTTTGCAAATGGTCAAGGATGCTAATCAGCTTTCGGGTGCTATGGGACAGGCAAGCCGTGAAGCAGACGGTTGGGAGAATGTAACAGGCAACCTCAGAGAAAGTTGGAAACAGCTCCTTGCCGTAGTCGGTCAGCCTATTCTTCAGGTGGCAACTCAGGTTGTAAAGCGGTTGAGTTCCGCACTTGCAACTTTAACGGAATATGCCAGAGGTGCGGTTGAATCGCTTTCAAAGGTCTTCGGCTGGGATACAGGCAATAACACCGCAAGCAATATCAAATCTGCGTCCGATTCTGCCAAAAGCCTTACGGATACAGCAAATGACAGTTCAAAGTCACTTGATAATGTTCAGAAAAGTTCCGAAAAAGCAAAGAGAAGTGTAGCGGGCTTTGACAAGCTGAATGTGCTTTCAAGTACCGATAGTTCTTCAAAGTCAGATACATCTTCATCAAAAAGCTCATCGGGCGGAGCTGTTGCAAAGAATGTTGTCAAGGACACAAGCAAAAACCTTTCGGGGGCATTCAAAAATCTATACGAAAGAAGCGGATTCAAAGGCTTTGTCGAGAATGTACAGAAAGGCATTAACAAGGTTGATTGGTCAGCTATAGGCAAGAACTGCAAGACTGTTTTTGATAATGCTGTTTCCATAGTTCAAAAGGCATTCGGCACAATGCAAAAGGTCGGTTCTGCAAAACTCGGGGCAATCGGCTCTGCATTCGGAGCGGTTGCGACAATCGGCGGAAAGTCATTTCAGACCATTTCAGGCGGTGTTGCTAAGTGGATTTCAAAAGACAGGGAAAAGATTATCGGCTTTATCGACACCGTAGGCAACAATCTTACAAACGGCTATAACAACCTTTCAACCTTTTTTGATAATTTCGGTACACTTGCAGGCAATGCAATTGACAATGTTCGCCCTCAAATGGAAAAATCAATTTCCAATCTTTTAAGCGGTCTTACAACCTTTGCGGGTTCAGTCGGCGAAGTTGTTTCGGGTGCGTTTTCAATCGCAACCGAAAGCCTTGTTGAATGGACTGAAAATGACGGTGCAACAATCACTGGATTTCTCGAAAATTTACAATTGCAGTTTGCAGATGTGTTTAACTTTATCGGTCAAATTTTCGGAGATATCGGAACAATTATCAGTAATTGGTGGAACGGCAACGGACAGCAGATTTTTCAGAATATCTGCAATATGTTTACCAATATCGGCACAACCCTGATGAATGTTTACAATCAATGGATTAAGCCTGCGTGGGATTTTATCGTAGCAATCGTAAAATCAGCTTGGGAAAACTGGCTGAAGCCTGTTTTTGAAGGTGCAATAAACTTCTTCGGCAAGGTTGCAGACTGTGTTTCAACCGTGTGGAATAACTTCCTGTCACCGTTTGTAAACTGGCTTGTCAGTTTTTGGGGACCTATATTTCAGAATGTTTTCAATGCCGTAAAAAGAGTGTTTGATAATGTGTTTACATTTATCGGTGGGTTGGTTACCTCTATACAGAAAACATTCGGCGGTCTAATTGACTTCATTACAGGTGTTTTCTCAGGCGATTGGAACAAAGCATGGCAGGGCATCTACGACTTCTTCAAAGGCATTTGGGACGGTATTTGCGCCGTGTTTAAGTTCATTATAAACGCAATCATTGACGGCATAAATGCGTTGTGGACGGGTATTTATAACTTTGTTTCTGGCGTTGTTAATTCAATCGGCGGAATTGCGGGTGTTATCGGCGCGGCTTTTGGACAGGATTGGAGCTTTTCAATGCCTGAAAATCCACCTCTCATTCCGAGATTTGAAGAACCCACGGAATCACCGGCACGAAAATTTGCAAAAGGCGGTATTGTTAAAGCTCCGACACTTGCGGTTGTCGGCGATAACGCAGGCGCTAACAGCGGTAACCCTGAGGTTATTTCCCCTCTTAACAAGTTACAGGGTATGCTCGACAATTCGGGCGGTCAGGATACAGTGATTCTCACACAAATTCTTGACCTGCTTAAACGCATTTATGAAATGTTCATTATCTTTCGCAATAACGGCGGCAACACTTATTCGTTTACTGCCGAGCTTGAGGGTTCAACGCTTTTTGAAGAAATGATAAGACAGGATGAGCTTTACAGACGCAGACACAACGGTAAATCCGCATTCGCATAAAAGGGGGGATGATATGTCAAATTATAACGGCTATTTGCTTAAATTCGGCAACAACATAATGCCGAATAAGTACATTACCGCATTTTCATCAACTCCGAATCAGCGACTTGAAACTTCTGCGGAACGAGATCAGAACGGTACGCTTCAAAGGGCAACGCTGCCAAATTACAAAACAAAAATTTCGTTTTCAACTCACATTCTTCATCTTGACGAAAAGATTGATTTTCAGTCGATTATCAACCTCTCAATGGCGAATAAGTTACAGAGAAAGTGCAGGGTAACTTATTGGAATGATGAAACAAACAGTTACCATACCTCGGATTTTTATATCCCCGATATTGAATATACCGTTATGGATTCCGAAAAGAATGATATAACCTATCAGCCGATAACGGTTGAATTGATTGAATATTAAGGAGATGAAGAAAATATGCTTGTGTCAAAAAGCGTTGCAGATAAGCTGAAAACGAATACATTGTACAACACCATAAGGCTTCATTCTCCCGACAGCGGTTTTGAGGATATAACAGGTGAAAGTATCGTGCTTGACAGCTTTTCGCTTGAAAATGAAATCGTTGAAAAAGAATTGAAATTCGGCGGTTGCATAGCCTCTGAAATGAGCGTTAAACTCATTGATTATGATTGCTCGGCCTTGATAGGAAAGACGGTACAGGTTATCATAACGGCAACATATCTTGAATCGGAGCTGTATCCGTCAGATGATTTGTACCCGTCAAATACTCTTATTTGTCCTGCCGAAACAGGAACGGTTGAATGTCCTGTTTTCTACGGTAAAATTCAGTCGGCTCAAAGAGATAAAAAACAGCGTAACATCGTCAAAATCACAGCCTATGACGCTTTTTATGATATGTCAAAGGTGGATGTGTCTTTGTGGTTTGCAGGCAAAGAGAACGAGGACGGCAGTTTTGCTTATGGTTATGCGCACTATCAAAAAGACGATAATTTTAAGAGCTTTTATTCAATAATCGCAGAATTTGCCAAAGATTATGCAATTACAGGGGTTTCACCGCCGAGCTTATCTGTCTTTAGTGTACCGCTGAAATTTGATGATACCTGCGTGGAAAAGGTTATAAAGGACATTGCCTTGTCAGATTTAATCCAAGCTTATGCAGAATTAACTTTGAGTTTTGCCGTTATAGATGCCGACGGAAAAATGCGTTTTAAAAGGTTGTATTCTCAATCTTCCGTTGAAACAATCGATTCGTACAAAGATTTATCCTTTGAAGATTACGAACTTGAGCCTATCCGTATGTACAGTGCTAAGTTTGCTGATAAAAAAGCGTTTTTGTATGGCAACAGTAACGATTTTTCGTGGTATGTTTCCGATAACATTTTGATGAGGTGCAGAACAACAGCAAGTGATATCGGCACAAAATATAATTCTGTTAATTTTTTTGGTGATGTATATAAATACCGCCCGACAAAAATTAAGCTGTTTTCGTATTGGTGGCTTGAGGCAGGCGATAAGTACACAATTAAAACTCCGTTTGAAGATTTGCCGACAATTGAAACATTTGTGTTCAATAAGAAAATGGACGGATTTATAACTGCCCTCACATCAAAGGGCGAAAAACGATTAGGAAAGGAAGTAAAAGAAAATGAACAAATACAATAAAATTGTCTTTGCGAACGGCTCTGTTCCGCCCCTCAATGCCGACAACCTCAACCATATGGACGAGGGGATTGAACAGGCTACAAACGGGGCAATTGCACTTGAAACCGAAATAGCCACGGCAAGAGGCAGTCATGATTCACTCGGAGCAAGGCTTGATACTGTTGACACAAATCTTACAAAAAAAGCAGATAAAACCAGCACTCTTGCAGGCTACGGAATTACGGACGCATATACGAAAGAAAAAACAGACCAAAAACTTGCCCAAAAGCTCAATTCAATGCCGTTCGACAGCAAACCAAAAAATAACAGCCCGTGTTACCTCACAAGCGGAGCAGTTTACAATGCTCTGCTTGCAAAAGCAGATAAAACCGCCTTGTCGACTAAATACGATTCGTCAAATATCGAACTTGGTACAGCTACTCTTACTCCGTACTCTACTCAGATTGATAAAATAAAATCTGCAACTTGCCTTTATGAAAAAATTGGCGATA